ATCTTCTCCAGTTACAGCTAAGCATAAAGATTTAGCAGTTTGATACCCAGGTAAAGGCTGTTTCTTACCATCTTTACTTATATAGTAAGTTTTATTACCTTTTTCGTCACCAGATTTAATACACCACTTGTCTCTGATACGTCCAAAATTGCCACTAGCTTTTTCAAGTTCTACATGTAAAAAGTAAGCACCACCAGAGGTTTGATTTAAATAAGCTAGTTTAATATGGGTATCATATATTCCGGATTCCCATAAAAAATTTCCTCCACCAGCTCCTTCAATAGAAGGTTCTACTACGTCATCTGGAAGTTTCCATTCACTCATAAGTATTTCCTTTCATTTAAATTAATTAGCTAAAACTATTCATTAGTCTTAGCTTGGTCGTTACGCTGTTCTAGATACTGATCTAGAATTTTCATAAATTCTTTAATAGTACATCCTGGTTTTCTTTTAAGGGTTTCTTCTGCAATTTCTTGCACTACTGCGATACCCATTTTAGTGGCATGATGTACCATCTCATCAATTAATGCGTATCGTTTTGGATCTAAATTACGAGTTTGATTATCTCGCTCGTTGTCTATAATTTCATCATTGCCTGGATGGCTCATAGTTCTCCTTTTTAGTTATAAAATAAAAATGCCTTCCCCACGTTGAAGAGGAAGGACTAGTGTTTTATAACTCTTCAGTTAGGACAGGTCCTACAAGGGAGGAGACCCCATGAAGCGTATAGTCCTATCCTGCAGTAGATATTTTAACGTGGCTCTAATACTGCGGTACCACCACGTTATTATATCATTTATTTGTAATATTCATGAAGTCGATTAATTACATGTCGCAGATCATTATCAATATATGTTTCTGTTGATTTCCACATATCCATAGGAGCTCGTATACGTTCGTGTATAGTCTCTTTAGTTATTCTAGTTTGAAATACATACTTAAATCCTAAAGCTTTTTCTTCAGGCGTAACGTTATACAATTTAGATTTAGCATTCTTATCATCTAATTTTTCTAAAGACATTTTCTTAGTAGAAATAACAGTACTAAAGAAGCTTTCTATGCCTACATTTTTTAAAGCGCCTTTAACTTTAACTATAGTTTCGTTAATCATTTCAGATTCATTTAAAACGTCTGCAGTATGAGCTAGGAAGATTACGTTTTTAGTAGACTTAGCAACTATCTGTGCCATTAATCGTCTCATGTATTGACCATATTCTTGCCAAGCCGATCTGGAATCAGTAGCAGTTAGAACTCTAGTGCTTTCAAACATATCCATTAAGTATGTAAGACTATCTATAACTATAGTATGTACATCTTTCATTTCAGGTTTTTCTGCCTCAGCGAATGCTTGATATACTTGAGTAGTATCTGTAACTATTAATTCTTTAAATTTTGTTTTAAACGGTAACTTCTTACCATTTTCACAATTTAAATACATAACTCCTTCAGGTTTATCTAGAGCTCTTAGACTAGCACTCTTACCTGAAGCAGATTTACCTGATACTAATACTAGATGATCATTAATCATACAGTGGCTCCTCGTTTAGTTAGTTCTTTACTAATAGATTTAACAGTACTATTTCTGAATTGATCCTCAGGTAATGGAATTTCCAGTTTATTGTTAAAATTTTCTAATTTTTCTACGATTTCTCCTAAAATTAAACCATGATCTATTAGTACCATCCCGTATCTATAGAGATGATTAGCTCGATTACCTGTTGTAGTATGGTTTATAAACCAGCGCTCAATATTACCAACGCCAGTAGCTGTAAGCTTAGCTTTGATATCATCGGATTTCTTAGTTTCTGGTATAAATAGTGTTGCATCTAATACATTTCCCTGGTTGTATTCATATTTACCAGGGTGTGAAGCCCACTTCCTAGAGATATCCTTAGCTGCTTCGTCTACAGGAAATGGTAACCAATCAAATACATTGCGCATGAATCTAGAATAGTCATAAGTACTTAATTTAAGTCTATGTGATAAGGGGAATATTAATCTAAATCGATTTACTTCTTCAGTATGTCTTTTAGTAGTAGATATTAAAAAAGTATAGTCTTCTAGTAACACTTTAACTGTACTCATTTTAACGTCACCATCGCAATCTAGTATAAGTAAATCGAATCCAGGAATAATATTTTCACTTTTACGGTGGCCATTTACAAATGAATGAGCAGTATAGTGATAACCGTCAGCTGCGGTAAGTATATGTAATTGATCGAAAGGTGGATTGTCAGTTTGATAATCGTAAGCTATATCTTTACTAATGGCTACAGTTAGATTATGTAAATCTGTTTCAATTAAAGTTTCGCCTTTAAAGAATTCTATATTGTCTATTTGTCGTTTTTTAATAATTATATTATTACGATAGCCAAAAGACATAGCTAAGCTCATTAATTCTGCTCGTTGAACTTCGCTTCCTTTATAGAATTGTAATTCTTCCATTAGCTCATGTTGAGTTACTTCAGTATCCATGTCAGCTAAATAATGAGCTAAACGTTCATAAGAACCTTGTTTTCTCATAAGGTTATGAAAAGCTTCTCCTGAATCCTCAACTACACTCATTGCGTAGTCTAGATGATCCATAGTAATTTCTGTTTCATTGTCTACAAAAGCATAGGCGCCTGCTAATTTTAATGCTTTATAGTGACGATGATTTAATTCATTTTTTTGAATAGTCATATGATCTTTCATATCATCCGCCGCTTTTTCAGACCTCATTTGATATTCAAGTAAATGAATATGATTTTCTTTTGACATTTGGAGAATTGTATTAACTGGTCTTTTTGCAAAGCTTGCGAATGTTTCTTGGATATCTTCCATTTCATTAGCTATATCTGGATCAGTCATCTGTTGATAACGTTCCTCTGCCGATGCATATTTAGTTCTATGAGTCTCTGTCGTATATCCAAATAACAATCTACGAGCATATCCTATGTCCAACCATTCTTTAAATTCTTCTTCTATCTTTCCACCATCTAATAACTTAGTTGGTGTACCAAACATCATTAAATTAGTGGGAGTACTACCAGGTAGTTCTTCTGATCGAATACTATCTTGAGTATTCTTAATAAGCTTCTGCTTAATTAAGCCTACATCGTATAATTCTAGAAATGCATTAAGTACGTCTGTATTTGCGGATAGGTTAGAACCTACTTCATCTAGTTCTAGATTCATAGAACCTGCTGCAGCTAATAGAAGTTTCTCTCGCATTTGTTTAACTGCGGGAGCTGTGCCACTGTCAAAACTAAAAGCTAATTCTCCTAATTTATCGAAAGTTTTTTGAAGTTCTTCTAATTGGTAATCACATTCTTCTGGGAGAGTTCTTTGAGTTTGGCCAATATTAACTCGCCAAGAAGCTTTCTCTTGAGCTAAAAATTGTAAATTTTTCTCTGCTTCTTTAGGAAATACATTATTAAGAAAGTCTTTTCTAAAAAAAGCTATAAATTCTCTTTCTAGTATATTAGTAGAATGGCCTTTACCTGTACCTGATACCATCAAATTGAGTACATAAGTATTAACTGGAATTATGTCTCTGTCATTTGTTTGAATTCTGCATCGCATCATTGAAGCAATTTTAGATAGATAATAACAAGTTAATATTCGGAAGAAATGTCGATTGTCGCTGTTAACTTTTTTAGTTAAAATATCGACTATTCTTTCTGAAAATGGATGGTATTTTTTCATATATTATTGCCTTTCTTTTCTTTAGTACATTGATGTGCAATTGTGAGATAGTTTCTTCCATCTTTATAATTATCTTCAAGCTTTGGGTTCCATGCGGATCTTACAATTTTTAATAAATTCATCTTTAGAGCATACAAATGTGCAGGATTTATATTGCCTGATTCTTTAGCATATTGATTAAGTGTTTCACACATAGTTGCCCATGTTTCAAAACAACGTTTAGCTGGACCGTATTTATTAGCTCTATCTTTTATGATTTCTTCATCTGTCATTTCGTTATCAGTCATCTTTTACTCCTTCCGGTCCTTTTAAATCTTCAACAAAGTCCAAGGCTACTTCAAGTAAAATTGAATCTTCTTTACCATCTATATTATCATTCGTAATTTCTTCTAGTATTTGTTCTATGTACTGTAGTTTTTTCTGTTTATTCAACGCCATCTACTGCCTCCTCTACCACCCAATCTGGTTTAATATTTTCAGTAACTAGTTTGATGTAACCATCAGTAGGTACTAGATCTACAATACCTTTTTGACTAGCCTGACCTAAGGTAGAGATCCATACTGGAGCATTAATTTGCATAACATGATCTTTGTAGAATTCATCAAAATGATCTGCAGTTATAAATGATTTTCCTATAGCGTCTTCACATTCCTTAAGAAATTCGGCAACAGTAACTGGCTCTTCAACTGGTTCAAATGCTAAATCAGTATGATATCCAAAGTAACTATGAGATCTACCTGGGTAGTGCTTATCAGTTATTTTTACAAGTAGTCCAATGCGTTCTCTCTGTAACACTTTTATTAGACCACTTAGGGACATTTGATATTTTCCACGGTGTTTATATTTAGGTATGCCTTTTTTTATTTCATCTACCATTTTTTTAGAATCCATGTTTTATTTTCTCCTTAATTTTTTGTATTCGTAATTTTTCGCTTCTTTCTCTATTTGCTTTAAAACATTTATCTGATCCACATGTTTTTTTATTATGATGATAGGTTTCTACTTCTATTTTGCATTCTATACAATTGAATTTACGAAAAGATTTGGGGTATTTTTTTAATTGACTACGTTCGCGTATACATTTATTAGATCCGCAAGTAGCTTGGTTTACTTTACCGAGTACTTCTTTTTTACATACTACGCATTTAATACGTGTTTTCTGTTTTTTAGCTGATCTTCCCCAAGCTGTTTTTGAAACGCTTTTAGCTATTGTTAGGTAGTTGGCATCGTGCAATTTTTGTCCATTAATAATGTTAATTAGTTCGCCTTTTGGATTAAATACTTTAATATCATAGACCATAGTTTCTCCTTTAAATGTGCCCTTGGGTGGAATCGGACCACCAACTTCCTGTTTCTTCTCCGCAGAAGAATACAGGTGCTTTACCAATTAAGCTACAAGGGCATAATTTAATTAGGTCCTTGTTTTTTTCTTAGTATTTTAAGACTTTTTTCTGGAAGATGTCCTGCTTGTGGTTCTAATTTATCAGGACATTGATTTTCTATACCTGCTGCTTTTCCACTTTCTTTAAGATAATCTTGAAATATATCTTTGAACATAACTGTAACAGTTGTTTTATATGTTTCTTGACTGTGGTGTTTGATAACTAT